TGGCAGAGGAACGGGCGGTTGAAATGAACACCGCCCCTGCCGCCCCGCTTGTCGAGGAAGTAAAGACCCGCGGACGAAAAAAGGAGGGCTGACGATGCCGCTCCCCGAAGGGCTGCTTGCAGCTGTAAAAAACTATCTGGATATTACGTGGAGTGACCCGGACGGCGATACAAAGCTGTCCGGGATTATTGCGCGTGGAATTGCATATTTGGATTCTCGTGCAGGGGCGGAGCTGGATTACACGGTTGAAGGTCAGGCAAGAGCGCTGTTATTTGATTACTGCCGCTATGTGCGCAGCAACGCATTTGATGAATACCAGACCAATTATTTGCATGAGCTGCTCTCCTTGCAAATGGAAACGACGGTGATTACTGATGATTAAGGCGAAACCGCAGACACATAATGACGGCCTTGTAAAGGTCTACCGCGTAGACAACATCGCGCAGCCCGGAAACAAGCCGCAAGAGGGCCTTGTGCTGAAACATGCACTCCGGTACAAAGAGCGTACCGTAGGAATCACCCGTGTCCGCCTTGCTTTGCAGACGGGCGCGAATATATCTTATGTGCTGCGCTGTCCCCGGCTCCGCGACGTGTCACCTCAAGACGTAGCTATCCCAAATGATGGCAGGCAGTACCGGATTACAATGGTGCAATACCCGGAGGACACAAACCCGCCTGCTATGGATTTGGAGCTGGAAAGATTGGAGCAAGATTATGCAGTGCCTTGACATGATACGAGACACCCTTTTGACCGTCACGGATAACGTTGGCCATTATGAGGCGTTTAAAAAAACAGACCGGTATATTGTTTGGGCAGAGGACGGCGGGTACAGCGGCCACGGTGACAACAAACCCACCACCAGAATCATGACTGGTACAATCCATCTTTTCACAAAAATGGAAAGCGACCCGTTTTTTGATGATATCGAAAACGCACTCGACGGCATTGATATTGCGTGGGCTCTGAACAGCGTCCAGTACGAGGATAGCACGGGATACACGCATTACGAATGGACGTGGGAGGTGGTGCGCTGATGGCACGATTTGCATTTAAAGCTGGCGATGAATGGGCGCTGAAACTTTCGCGATTAGCTGCAGGCAGTGATGAAATTGCTAAGAAAGCAATCTATGCCGCTGCCGATATCGTAGCCGACAAAATAAAGGATAACCTGGAGGCTATACCGGAGGATAAATTTAGACATTTACCCAACGGAGAGAGATTTAACGGTCTGCCACAGAGCCAAAAGGATGATCTTGTTGAGAGCTTTGGAATTACACCTATCACGATGGATGGTGAGGGTAACTACAACGCCAAAATCGGATTTGATGGCTATGGAAGCATCCCGACAAAGGCATATCCCAAAGGAGTGCCAAATCAATTACTGGCCCGTGCGACTGAAAGCGGTTCTTCCGTGCGCGCCGCTACTCCGTTTGTCCGGCCCGCTGTAAATGCTACCAAAAAGGCGGCACAAGCAGAAATGGGCCGCGTTGTGGATGAAGAAATCAAAAAAACGATGAAATGAGGGATGATGATTGGATAAGAAATACGGCGAATTTGTCGGCGTTGATAATGTATATGCCGCTATTGTCACCGAGGATAGCGCAGACAATTACATTACTGCGGCCCCGGAATACTTTGCACCTGCGTCCGAAATCTCGGCAGAGAGCGAAATTGAAAACACTCCGACCTATTACGACAATGTGCCGGGAATTAACTATGTAACAGAGGGCGTTACGACCCTGACCTGTACGTTTTCCGGCGTTCCCGCCCCGCTGGCAGCAAAGTACCTCGGCAAGCATTACGACGCGGCGACCGGTAGGGTGCTTGACACCGGTATTCCCACGCCCCCGGATGTGGCGCTGGCATTCCGTTTTAACAAAGGCCCGGATGGTTACCGCTATTATCAGTATCTGAAAGGCAATTTCAGCGGCGGCACGGAAGAGGCTGGCACCAAGACAAACAGCGTTGACATTCGTACCTATCAGATGACCTATACCGCAGTTGCTACCACTCACAAATGGCCCATCGGCGGGGAGCAGAAGCCTTTGAAGCGCATCTTTGCAGACACGACTGATGCAGCGTTTACCGGTGCGGCAAACTGGTTTTCGCAGGTGCAGACCCCGGAAACTGCCGTGCCTCCTACTGCATTTAATTTGGTGTCCAGCGTACCCGCGGACGGCGCGACAGGTGTTGCGGTAGACGCGTCTGTTGCGCTGACATTTAACAATGCGATCAGCGAGATTACGGCAATTCTGATCGGCCCTGATTTGGCCCCGGCCCCTGTGCAGATCACCTTTGACGCAACTCGTAAAGTTGTGACGGTAAAGCCGTCCGCAAACCTTACAGCAGCGTCAAAGTATGCGCTTGCGCTGGCCCAAGTAACGGATGCTTTTGGGCAGACGATCAAAGACCGTGTTATCACATTTACCACAGCATAAGCAAAGGCTCCCCGCAAAAGGGAGCCTTAAATATAATCCTGCGCGTGCATGAGCGCAAAGGGTATCAAAATTCATGGAGGAAATAATTGTGAAAACTCTTACTTTGCAGCTTGGAGATAAGCTTTATACGACTGGGCGGATCACGGCTTGGCAGTCGCGGGAAGCGTTTGCAATCAATAAGGATGCTTTGAAATTTGCGCAGAGAGCGAAAGAAATGGGAGATATTGGAGAGGCGGAGATGGTAGAGGTGCTCGATGCCTTAGACAACGTATCCACCCGCCGCACGAATTTGGTATGCGAAGTTTACGGGAACAAATTTACTGCTGACGAATTGGAAAAATCGCTTTCGATGGACGAAATTGTGGAACAGGTGAACCAGATCACCTACGGAATCATGGGCGTAGTTCAAAAAAACTGAAAAGGGGCGCACAAAGCGCCCCTGATGAAGATGCAGACCCGGAAATGGTTTTGATCGGATTGTATCGCGACATAGCCAAGAGGTTTACATGGAGCCTAAAAGAAATCGACGAAACCAACCTTGAAACGTTGTTTGACTTTTTAACCTACGAAGATCCAAACGTCAGGGTTGTAAACGGGAAAGAGTACCGGCGGGCGCAGGGTGTGCCGAAGTGGCTTTAATCAAAAACATCAACAAACACTATATTATTTCCGTTATCATCAGTGTCAATTTTCGAAATAAACATTTCCGGATCATTTTCTAACTTGTCGTTGAGTTTTTTGGGGAAATAGCCTATCCTATCTGAGCATACAGCGTAATATCTCTCTTTTTCTTCATCGTAGTCAGATTCAACCACATCACCAGCGCTACAAAACAATATTGTTTCTTGGCGTTCGTCGTTTGCTGTGCCTGCGAGTTTTACGGTTTCATGCGGTGTATTTGCGCGAAGAAGTATCGTGTATCTAGGCGGTTTGTAGAAAGCAAGGAACATTTTGGCGCTACTTGAACCATCATATGAGGATAAAACGGCCTTTATAGGTTCTGACCGATTTAAAAAATCTTTTACCATATCTCTGTGGCTTTCTTGCATAACGCCTATTTTTTTACTTTCTAAATATACATCAACATCATTCCCGTCTATTAAAAATGTTAGATCTTCTCCACCAACCGTATTTTCCAATCCATCCAATACGGCAAACGGAACATCTGAATAACGATATTTTAATTCATATTCTCCTATATGATCCGGAATTTCAATCTTTTTCTTCTTTTCGATTTCCGGTAAGCTTTCGGGTTTGGCGCTTATTTCTTTTAAGTTTATAGTTTTTGTAACATTTGGTTGTGGTAATTCTGCATTGCTGATTTGGAACGTTTTATATTCTTTTCGGCATCGTAAAGCATACCAAACTATCCAAACGTTGAGGGCTAGTATAATCAGCCCGAACGGAAACGCAGCAAACGCCGCGACAAGAGAAATCGGCAAAAGAATAATACCAAAAATTATACCAAGAATCCACGCAGTTTTGAGTTGCTTTTTCTTTTTCACGTGATCATCCCCCTTTTACCAAATAATACCATGCAGGCGCTACCGTTTCAAGCGGAAGCGCTATTTTTATAAAAAGTTGGTGATTTTATGGCATACGACATCGGCCCTCGCATCGGGATTGAGGGCGAAGCCGAATATCGAAAGCAAATACAGGCGATTACAACCCAGCAGAAAACCCTTGCTACCGAAATGCAGGCCGTAACCTCCGCTTTTGATAAAAACGATCAATCGCAGGAAAACCTGACAGCACAAAACAAAGTTCTGACAAAACAGATCGAAGCGCAGAAGCAGAAACTTGACCTGCTGAAAGATGGCCTTTCTGCCGCTGCCGAGAAATACGGAGAGAACGACAAGGTTACACAGGGCTGGCAGCAGGCTGTAAATAAAGCCACAGCAGACCTTAACAAGATGGAGCGCGGCCTTAAAGACAACAATGATGTGCTTGGCAAGGCTGATGAGGTTGCGGACGATGCTTCCGCCGGTATAAAAGATTTTGGAGAAGCTGTTGACGACGCAAGCGAAAAGTCTTTGTCTTTCGGGGACGTACTCAAGGCTAATGTACTTGCTGATTTTATTGTTGATGGAATTCGAAATCTCGTCGGGGGATTTAAGGATTTAGCGACCGGCGCGCTGGACGCGGCGGACAGCATCCAGCAGATGGCCGACCAGACCGGTATGAGCGCAGAGCAAATTCAAACATGGCAGTATGTCGGCGACACGCTGGGAACGTCGATTGATACTATCACCGGCGCACAAATGAAACTGACTAAAAATATGCAAAGCGCTGCAAAAGGCACAGCAACGCAGGCCGACGCTTTTAAGGCGCTTGGCGTGTCCGTTGTTGATAGCAACGGCAACCTGCGGGATGCGCAAACTGTCATGATGGAAGCGTTCGGCGCGCTTGGAAATGTAGGAAACGAAACCGAGCGAAACGCGCTGGCTATGAATATTTTTGGCAAATCCGCTGCGGACCTGAACCCGCTGATCTCTGCAGGAGCGGATCAACTTGCTGATTTGGCAAAGCAGGCGCAGGATACCGGGTCGGTAATGTCTGGTGACACCGTCGCTGCCTTGGATGATTTTGGCGACAGCATGGGACAAGTACAGCAGTCTGTAACCGCCATGGCTGGTGATTTAATAAGCAGCCTATTACCTACAATCCAAGAGATGGTAACAGCGTTTCAGGACTGGATGGGGTCTATTGACACTGAAAAGCTGAGTGGCATAGTAAGCGGTTTTTTCACATTTGTAAAAGACAACGCGCCAAACATAGCGGCGGGCATCACCGGAATTGCAACGGCATTTGTTGCATATCAAGCAACAATGATAGCGACTAAAATTCCAGCGCTTGCAATGATTGCTGTAACAGAAGCTCAAAATGCAGTTTTTGCGATTCAGGCCATTCAAGCGCTGGGGGCAAAGGGTGCTTTAGAATTGTTTGCAGGCACAACCAAGGGCGCAAGCGTTGCGCAATGGCTGTTAAACGCGGC